GTTTGTGGGTGTGGGTTCGGGTACGGGCGTGCCGCCGTCCTCGTCAAAATATTCACCATACTGTTCTTTAATGGTTTTAAGCTGGGTTTCAAAGTCCTCTTCCTTTTTAAGCTTACCAATAATATCGTCTGTGAATTTGTCTTTTGCTTTGGCGGCTTTTAACTTTGCCTTAATATCTGTGGTGTACTTGTAGTTTTCATATTCACCCTTTAAGGCTTTGTATTCGTCTGTTTCTTCAACCTTTTTAAGCTGTGGTACGTCCTTTAAGGCATTAGCAACAGCCTGGTCGGTAATCGCTTTTACTTCGTCGTCTGTCTTTAATGTAGCCTTAATGTCTGCCAGTTCGTCGTGATGCAATGCAAGTAACCTACTTACCTTTGCACTTTCGTCAAGACTCTCGTCCGTTAAAATTGCCCTTACTTGTTCACGTTTCATAATATACTCCTTTGTTTAACGCCATTGGTGTTGGCGACTTCCAGCACTTTTTACACCCTACTGGTAGGCAATAAAATATCGTGTGCCTTTTAAAAAAAGATGCACGATGCCATACAGCAATTAAGCTTTTTGTGTGCCAGCCTTTCTGCGTTTAGTGTTGGTTGTAACACCAGCATTTTGCACCGCATCGGTACTGGTGGCTTTGCTTTTAAGATAGGTTAGAAATTCGTCCCGTGTAAATTCCTTACCGCACTTTAAGCAAGTGATTTTATCACCAGTTGCACTAAATTCGTGTTCGCACATAATAACCCTCCTTGCCGTATTTTAGGTATTAAAAAAGCGTACCGCAACTTGGCACGCTTTAATAATTAAATTAAAATGTTTAAATTGTAAACGCCTATGTTTACGCATCTGCAAAGGCTTTTGCAAGTACACCGTCGGGGTCGGCAACAATTTTCCATTGAATACCTGTAAACCCACTATCGTGCGGTTCTTGTGCCTTAACAGTATATAAGTAATCTTCTTTACTGTCGTCTATTATTTTTAAACAAACAATATTGTTTACTACAACAACACCAGCACACCTATAAATACGACCGTGTGTTAGTGTTAAAACTCCTATTGTGTCACCTAAGTACTGTACAAGCATACTTCTTACCCATTGTTTACCTTAATTTTATTTTCGTACTGCTTACCATTGTATTCATACCAATGCACCTCGTACTTTTCCCCATCCATTACAATAGTACCAACATTTTTTTGCCACTTATAGGCATCACCACCATATGTATTAACGAGCCTGTTAATATCGTTTATGGCTGTTTTTACACCATAACCAGCAATAGTACGTACATTAGTAATAGCACTATCTTTTTGTAATGTAATTGTAACTCCTTTTGTGGTATTTTGCAAGAGTTTATCTGCCAAAGTTGCCTTTTTAGGTAAATTTTGCCTAACAACTTTGTTGTAATAATCATTTGCCGCTGTCGATGCACTCGCCGCTTGGGTTTTGCTCCACCCTAAAACCTGAGTGCGGTCAGCTCGGTATGTTCTGCCAGTTTCTGCACAATAATTTTTTAATGCTTGGTTATCGTTCTTTAATTTTAATGCCGCTTTTTCATAGCCCTCGGTATCACCGCTGGCTTTTAGTGCATCAGCCGTTGTTTTATCCTTTCTTACTTCCCTTTCAAGCTTGCGTTGTTCCTGGCTTTCCTTGTACTTTTCTGCGTTTTCTTCATAGTCCTGGGTTTCTTCACTTCGCTTTACAAAGTGACCTGGAATAATCGGGCTTAAATGATGCCCACAATTTATGCCAAGTATGCCGTCGGGTTCACCGTATGAAGTTTGGGAAAGGGGAATATAACGCAACTTGTTACCGTACACGTCTTTAACATAGCCGCTGGCATTATCCTTGCTTACAAGCTTGCCCTGGTCTAAGGCACATTTTGGTCTTGCCCCAGCGTGTGACGATATTTCAAACACGTCAGTACCATAGTCCTCGGCTCTATTCATAACTGCCTGGTTTGCAACATTATTGACTGTGGTTCGCACGTCCATATTAACATAAGCCTCTGCCGACCAGTTTCGCCCTATCCTATCTGTAAAGGCTGTAATGCCCTGGTCTGCCAGCTTAGTAATTGCATCACGCACCGCCGCTTGTCGGGTTTCTATGCCTGTTGCAACACTTCCAGCGGCGGTATTTAATATGCCCTGTGCCGTTGCCGCTTGCTTTTCGGTCATAGCAATGCCATTAACAGCTTTGCTGTACACGGTAGCACTCGACCTAAGCATCGTTGTATTAACCAGGTTGAAAGCATCTTTTGCTTGCCCCTGGTATGCCTTTAATGCCTGGGCTATGCTATCGCTTAGTGGCTGTGATGCACCGTCTATGTAACCAGCTTTAACAGCCGCCGCAAAGGTTGGTTCAACTGTTTTAAGGCTTTCCCAAGCCGCCGACTCAAAGGCAATTTGCGTTAGTTCGGGGACTTGCCCTACTGCATCAGCAATAATTTTTGCATTTTCCTTGGTTAATGCCCCAAGCTCCGCAAGCTTTTTGGTTTGCCATTCTGTGGTTGTAAGCCCCATATTGGTATTAAACCGCTTTGCTATGTTTACAATCAAGTCGTGTTCAAGCTGGTTGTACACGTCTACAATAGGCTGTGCCAGGCTGTTTATAAATTCCTGTGAAAGCTTAGCCATTTATCAACCACCACCCCAAAGACCGCTTAGTAATTCGTCCACTTCGTCACCGTTCACATTGCTTTCATTGGCAATAAGCTTAATTTCAGCCTTTGCCTGTTCGGGTGTGTAGCCCAGGGTTTTAACCATAAATGTGTACTTGCTTTGTAAGCCAGCATTTACCAGCTTTATACCCTCGTCAATGTTGGTTTGCCTATCCTGTATAATACTATCGTCAAAGGTTACGTTAAGGTTGTAGCCGTTCTTTACAAGAGTTTCAATTTTTACACCCTTGTATTCAACGTCATACAGCTGTGCTACTGCAATAATGTTGTTTACAGTATCGGTTATAGACTCTGCCACCAGGTCTTGGTGTGTTTTAATTGTTTTGTATGTTTTTGATTTTTCGCTTATTACTTCGGTTGCCGTTTTCAGCCCCTCAGCTCGGTTAAATACAAGCGTGCCAGGGCTTAAACCTATCTGCAAGCAAAGTATGCCCAAAAAGGCATTTATTGCCGCCTCGTGTTCTTCAACCCTTAATTCGACCGTGTTGTCTTTAATCTGCAAGCCCTCGGCATCTTCGGTACTGAAAGCTACATAAGCATCGTCCGTGGCATCAAAGTAGCGTACCCTGTTGCCGTTCGCATCAGTTACATACCGCATTGCCTTAGCTGGTACAATGATGCGTTTTTTGCCCAGCACAAACTCCCTTATAAAACTATCATAACAAATGTCAAGGGCTTTTAATGTGCTTAAAGCGTTGGCATAAATTGAAATACCAAGGGGGCTATTATCGTCAATATTGTTGGCGATGCTCGGCTTAAAGTAAGTAAACAAGCTATTTTGTATGCCGTTTATGGTGGTATTTTCCGATAGGTTTTTATAAAGGAAATCAAGCGGCACACGCACTCCCAAAATACCCTGGTCATCTGTATCAGCTCCTTTAATTTCTTTGCGGTACAATTCATTGCTTATAACGTACTCGTTGCCATTCCAGCGGTGAAATTCAAGTGTTGTAAAATACCAGCCGTCTTTTGCCTGGCGGTTTATAAACACACCCTCGGTAATGCGAGCGTTGTTCCAGGCAAGCGGTATAAACTGGTCTGCCATATTGTAGCCAAGTACAATTTTGCCGCTGTTTGGTATATCGTTGCCGTTTTCGTCCTTTTTAATATCGTACCAAACCCTTATTGTGCCGCCACCAAGTGCCTCTGCCTGTTCAATCAGCTCACGCATCTTAATGTAAAAATTATTGTCTTTAAGTACGCTGTTTACATATTCGTGCAAAAGGTCGGGTATATCGTCTGTTGGTACAAAGTCATTTTGTGTTACTTCAACCTTGCACTTTTCAGCCCAAATAAGGCTTGCAACTTCGCTACACACGGCTTTTGCACCGTTCATTGTTTCCATTCGCCTGGTTGCATTGCCGTCTTTAATCGTTGGTGCTTTTACTTCGTGCCAGGCTTTGTAGTAGCCCTTGTATAAGTGTTTCCAAACATAGATGCCCACATTATAAAACTGCTCAAAGCTTGGTACGCCTTTAAGCTTAAATACGCTGTCAATTTCCTTGCCGTTTATTGTTTCACCCACTTTTTTAAACACTCCTTTAAAAAAATTTAGTAAGCCCAAGGTGGTAGCCTCCTATAAAATGTACTGCTTGTAAAAATAGTTATTGGCATAGCGTGCCTCGTCCAGGCTGTGGTTATACATATCTACTGGTTCACCGTTCCTGTCAACCACATATAAGGAAAGCTCCCTTAAATGGTTGTAATGCCCGTAGCGTTCGTTGTCGGTTTCCAGCAACAAATATAAGCCTTGCTCCATAGCACTTTGTAGATATTCAATGCCAACCTTTAAGCCTTTGGTGTTGCCTTTAATATCGTGGGCGTTATTGTCTGCCCCGTCCGTTTCAACACCCAGTAACCTTAATTCTTCCCTTAAAGCCTTGCAAGCTGGGTCAACTTTAAACACGCTGTGGTGCATAGAAAACCTGTTGCAACACCAGGGCATAAACTGGTAAACAATTTCCTTAGCCTGGGTACTCATTGCCTTTACAATGCCAGTTTCGCCGCTGTCGTAGTAGTAATTAGCTACACGGTACAAGCGATATTTAAACCCACCCTGGGTGCTTTCCTTGGTAATGATATTACAACTTATACTGGTTGCATCGCTTAAACCACCGTCACCAGCAAAAAACATTTCAATTGGTGTACCAACCATTTTGCTTACAATGTTACGGTCGTGGTTAAACGATGCGTAAATAACACCTTGCGGCATACACCGCTCGCCAAGCCAGTCCCTTTTAAGTAGGTAAGGGTTTTTCTTTAAAATCTCGTAAATGGCTTGTTTTCGTTCGGGTGTTAATATTGGGTTATCGTCCATAGTCCAATGTTCCCAAATTGTGTTTTGGGCATTAAACACGTCGTTAATAACAGGGTGTTGCGGTGCTGGTGGGTTAAGGTCTGCCAAGTGCCACCGCTTGCGTGCCGCAAAGGTACGTCTAAAAGCCTCGTGCCAGGTGTTTGGGTGCAATAAGTCTATTTCCAGGAATACAACACTCCCAAAGCTTAAACCCTGGAAAGCCTTGTAGCTGTCTGCCTTACCACCGCCTTTGTAGTAAATGCGTTTGATGCACTCACCGCCGTAACCGTCGGGCATCGTTATTGCCAGGTGGTCGCCGTGGTCATCGTGGCTTATAGCACAATGCCCAGCAAATATATTTTTAAGCCCCAGCCCGTCAGCATCTATAAAAAGCTTAAAGGCTTGTTCCTGGTTATAACCAAGCACCAGGTGGTTTGCATCT